CACGGAAATATTTTAGTCTTGCTAAATATTTTCTTCTTTCTTTAGATAAAAACTTCATAAAGTTACTTTAGGTATAGAATGTTTCATTAAAGTCTTAAAATTAAGTCTATGATTAAATCTAAGACTTTTCAATAATTTATTTTACAATAAGAATTATTGAATAAACAAAACCACCCCGAAAGGTGGTTTTATTGATTAACGATTCCGTCTTGCTGTCGTATTCTCAGTCAAAGACCGACTAATGGTTGAGTTTGGATTTGCGATTTGGTCACTTACAAGTTTCGGTACCTTTCTTGGAAGCTGCTTATCCAGTTCATCTGTAACAATGATCCGGACTGTTTGCTCATCCAGTTGTTCAGCTTCAACTGTCGCTCCACTCACCTGATTAATCACTTCAATTTTGAAATTGATTGTCGGTGTAGAAGGTTCAATTGAAGGCATAATCTCAGCTTGAGGGCGTGAAGTACGTCCTAAAGTAAAATCCTGAACATCATCCAGATTTGAACGATCCTGAACTAAACCATTGGATGAGAAGTAGACCTTGCCATCGTGGTATAGATCAGAAGTTGCTGAAGTAGGCACGTTGCCATTGCCCTTATAAATAATCTGATCATCTTGAACAGATTTATTAAAGATGTTCGAGATTTCTTTGCTCTGGTTAAAAATCCTAGAGCTCTGATTGGCCCGATTCAAGATACTCTCAAAAGTGGTATGGTTTTGAGCATAGTTAGAAACAAATGATTCTGGACTTGTCGCCCTTCTCATCTGTTCAACTTTATCAACACCACCCCATTTTTTAATATCATCTTGGGACCAAACAATTTCTCCTTTATGCACGGCACCAGCAATCTCATATTTCTTACCTTTGCCTGTATATCCTCCATCTGCAAAACCATTGTCTTTGAAGATAGAAACTTCTTTCAGCAATTCTTTCTCAGCATTCTGCACGGTACTGTTTGAAACATTACTATTTAGAACTTTTGAATTAGAAAGGTTAGATATGTTTGAAATCGACTTGTTGTCATTAAATGCTTTTGAACTCAAAAGAGAACGGTTAAAAACATTCTCTATTGAAGTATTGTTCTGTGCATGATTATTGATAAATGCTTCAGGGTTTGCACTCTTACGCATATTTTCAACTAACCCAACACCACCCCAACGGCGAATATCTTCTTGGGACCAGACCACCTCGCCTTTGTGGACAATACCTGCAGGTTCATATTTTCCACCAGATCCAGTGTAACCACCATCTGAGAATCCAGCTATTGTTTGCCCGGCAATCAAACCAGCATTTGCATATCCCATAGCAAGCATGGCGGTTGAAGCCGCAATTTTTGCCCCAAAAAAAGGGATCGTTGCATCAGCAGCTACTTGTGTAGCTGCCAAATGAGCAGAGATAATCGCAGAAGCAATAGCAAAGGATTGTTGAGCTATAAACATTGCCTTAAAAGAGCGTGAATTTTCACCACGCGCATCCTTAACAATTTGAGTTAAACCTCCCCATGTGCTTGAAGCAGACGAAATCATCTGACTGTATAACTGCAATTGACTGTCGTGATCTGCTTTTCTTGCATCAATCGCCTTCAGGTGGTACTCATTATCCATTTGCTGTCTTGCTTCTTTGAATACGCGCTCCGCCTCCAATCGTTCCTGATAACTAGCTTTTTCAGACTCCAAAACAGCCGCAAGATTATCTTTCAACTTTTGATAAGTTTGAGCGTAATCTTCATCCAATACTTGCATATTGGTTTGCTTGGGCTTGGTGTAGTTTGTCGATTTAAGAAACTGACTAGAGGTATCATACTGATCAATTGTTGGATTCCCCACACCATTACGAATAAAATCAGCCTGAAATGCACTCATCCTCCTTCTACGCTCTTCAAGATCGGTGATTTTTGATATTTCATCATACTCAAGAGCATAACGTTTTTTGATACGCTCCATTTCTCCCAGCATGAATTGCTCAGCCTGAAACAAACGTTGCTCTTGAGCAAGTTTTAGTAATCCTAACTCTTGCTGCTTTTGCAATTTCAGGCCATCTAAAGCAACCTTTCTTTGATCTTCAGAGAGTTTGCCTTCAGCAACTAATCGCAAAGAATTAGTTTCATATGTGTAATCAAGCTTTTGTTCTTCAGTCCACTTATAACCATTTACTTCAAAATCAAATTGCTTCTGAGCTAACTTGTCTTCAGCATCATAACGCTCATTAATTTTTGGGATTAAATTTGATTGACCTAAAATGGTTGCTTTGTTGATTTCCTCCTCACGTTTTTTGCTTCTAGCAACTGTTTCTGAGTCATATGTTGCCTGTAGCTGCTTAACTTCCTCAAGAGTTTTAGCACGTGCCTTATATGCTTCATCTTCAAACTTTGAAAGATCGCCGATTGCTTTTGAGGCTGCTTCGGGGTTATCCCCTAAAATTTTACTAAGCTGATTATAGTAAGAGTCTTGTTTGGCTAAATGCTGTGAAGCTTTAGCTTTGCCAAGCTTTTTCCCGTCATAGTCCCAGCCAACAAAATTTTTGGCAACGATTCTCTCTAAACTTCGATAGTCTAAATCGTCATTAAGAAGAGCTGCTTTAGATTTACTATAACTTTTATCGGTCATCGCCTCTTGCACAGCATGTTTAGCCATTGCATCCAATGCATCTTGAGTTTGCTGGATTTTACCGTTTTTATCCAAGACTCCTTGCCCTTGTAAAGACTGCATTAATTTAGTTGAGCGACTTTTTTGCCATGATAAAAATCCTGTGTTGGTATAACCATTATTGGCATCTTTGTGACTACCAAACATTGCCTCATTTCTAAAATCAGTCTCTCGTCCAACTTGAGCTGTCATTACACGAGCTTGTTTATCGCCTAAGCCTGCATTACGGAAGGATTGGTAAACCCGAAGCATATTTCTCACTCGCTCATTATTCCCCGCAAGTAGAACAGCTTGTTTGGCAGACTCTTTGGTTTGTTTTTCAACCTCTTTTGTTTGCTTTCTGCTAGATTCGGTAATACTTTCTTGTAAGTCCTTGACTTCCTTCTGCTTCTTATACCAAGCCTCAAAAATTGCATATTCCTGACCAGTTAAACTTCTAGTCATCGGAATTTTATTGTCGGTATAAAACTCTGATGCCGCACGCGCCTTATCAAGACCCTTTTCGCCACCACCAAATGCCTTAGTGTTTTTTATAAGAAAATCATTTTTCAGATTATCTTTGTTGGCATTGTCTCGTAATTTATTAAGCTTTTCTTGTGCAGCGACTTGGTTATTTAATTCATTTGTTTCTCCTTGTTGAGCACCAAGTACAGTTTGATGTTGTTTTAGGTACTCATTACGCAAGTCGTTTTGTTTCTTCAGCTCAGCATTAGCCTGATTTAACGCAATTTTAGACTGATCCGTTTTAATGGCATATTCTTGCAATTTCTTAATGTTATCAACCGGAACTTTGGCGGTACTGTTGAACTTACTCACAGCATCAGTTGCTGAAATTTGATTTAAAGAATATGCCTGAATTACCTTACTCAACGATTTAACTTGTTCTTCACTACCACCATTTAACCGAATGAATTCCACTTGTGCTCTTAGTGAATCAAGCATTTGTGTTTTCATGTCAGTGAAATTTTGAGTAGCTACTTTTGTTAAGTTTGTTTGAATTGTTAATTGCTTAATTGATTTGGCCGTTACCTCAACATGTTGTCCAGAAGTAGCATTTAAGAGTTTTAGAGCAGTATTACCCTGCTCAATCTTATTTTTTGATTCTGCTACTGCACTAGAGAACTCAATAAGTTTATCAATTTGAGTCTGACTAAAACGACCAGATGAAATCATCTTTTTTAAGAGATCACCTGCATCGCTTGCACCTGTAGCAATAGACTTAATGGCATTTTGATAATCTTCATAATCACTGCCAGATAATTTAAATAATTCCTTTTGGATATAAGCAAAACGTTTGATAGCTCCACTAGCATCATCAATTGCATCATTTTGCTGCTCAATCTCTTTGCGTAACCGCACACCCTCTGTTAATGCTTGCACAGTATTTAACTTTATGTACTTATCTGTTAAATCACTAACCGAGTCAGATTGTGTTGCAAGAGACTCTTTGACTTCATCCGAACTGCTGCTTAGTAGATAGAAAGATGCGGCTGTTGCTGCAATTGCTAAACCCATTGGGCTAAAAATCGCCATAAGCGCTGACTTTGCTAAAGCTAAACGGCTAGTAGCAACAGATTGCGCTGTTAAGGCTGCTGATAATCTTGCAGATGATGCTGATTGAGCTGTTTCTGCGGCAGCAACCTCCAACGCAACTTGAGCTTGTAATCGTCCTAGCTGAGCCATTCGTGTGATGGTAGCCGTGCGACCTTGTTCAGTGATTTGGGCTTTTAAACGAACTTTTTCGAGTTCTATTTCTGCCATGATCTGAGCATGAGTAGCTTTGATGTTCGTTAGTGTCACCTGCGTACTTTGTGCTTCGGCAAGCGCAGATTCCACTTCAGCTTTTGCTGCTGCAATATTTGCATTACGTTCAGCAATTGTGGCAAACACTTGTTTGGTTGACGCAGCAATACTCGCTTGTACAGCAACCGTTTTTGTTAAAACAGCTTTTGTCATTAAGCCAATACCAATGGCAAATGCACTGTCTGCAATTAAATTCAAATTATTTGCTAATAACTGAATCGATCCTGATAAAGCCTGTGCTGCCCCGCTTCCTTTACCAGCCTCTCCTACAAATTTAGTAATTTCATTATTAAGTAAAGTTAATGATTGACCAATTGTAATGTCAGTTTTAGCAAAAAGAGTATCAACTTCATCTTGGACATTTTTAAGTGCTTTAACGATTTCCTGTGAAGTGATTTTTCCTTCAGCAGCTACTGAACGTAATTCACCTACAGTAATACCCATACCTTTAGCAATAGCCTTTGCTAGTGCTGGGGTTTGCTCCATTACCGAGTTAAGCTCTTCACCACGTAATGTGCCGCTTGCTAAAGCCTGCCCAAATTGGACTAAAGCTGCATCAGCAGCTTCTGCGCTTGCACCACTGATCGCAACTGCTTTTGATACTGTTTCAGTTAGTCGAGCAGTGTCATCCATAGTGAGATTTAAGGTTTTAGCATTATCACTAAAACGTTGGTAAACCTGTAACACAGAATCCCAAGCTGAATAGGTTTTTTGAGCAATTCGGAAAGTGTCTTCCGTTGCTTTATTTAGTTCAACTTGATTGTTAGTGACTAACTTAAGGCGATTTTGTAATCCAGTATATGTATCCATCTTTGAAATGGCTGAACCTACTGTTAATAAACCAGCCATGTGTCCAGCTAAAGCTCTGGTGGCTACAGACAAGCTGTCCATAGACTTAGATGCAAACTCACCTTTACGTTCAATGCTTTCCAGTTCATTGCCTAGATTACGCGCATTACGTTCAGCATTTTGCGAATCAATAACAATGACCAAACGGGATTCTTGTGCCATCTTACTTTTCCTCTAGGCAATAAAAAACCGCCATAAAAGGCGGTCATTAATCAAAAATAAAAAAACCTGATCTAATTCAGGTTTTTAACAAATCATTTTGAATTATTTCAATTTTTCTTTACATGCTGGTGTTGCCAAAGATAAATCATCATCTTTTTTCATTTCATAACCACCACCAATTGCATAACTTAATGTCATAGAGTTGAGTGTTTCATTTTGCACTTTCCAGAAGCTGCCATCCTGTGAATAGAGTTTATCATTTGATTTTTTAACAGACATTACTCTCGCTGTTCCCATTCCATCCTGACAAATAACACCAGTTCCATCGGAATTTAACTTTAATGTTCCTACTAATCGATCATATTGTCCGGTCCAATAACCGCTATTCTGAACAGAGGTGGCTTGCACTTCAAAAAAATTAGCAGTAGACATACACCCTGCTAAACCTAATATTAAACCTAATAAAATAATCTTTTTCATAAAAATACCCTCATATTTGAGGGTAATTTAGCAAACTGATCATTAAATGTCACATAAAGGAAAACCACCCGAAGGTGGTTTATTTACTTGTATTACTTACATTTGGCTGCTGAACATTATCATTTGTATTATCTAAAGTATGTCGATCTCTTATTGCTACTAAGAAAATAACCACAAAGATTACGATCGCAATTGCTGTCTTCTCATTTTTTCCCATGTTTGGACCTCAAATCCTCTTTTTCTTATATTAATAACATAAATAGTCAGCCATTAAAAAACCACCCGAAGGTGGTTTCTATCAAATAAAACTAACTAAGCTATTTCACAATTGGTTTGATGCCATGAATGGTTATTTCCATATGAAAAACTAATTTCACTTGGAACTAATGTTCTTTCTTGATGATTAAGATTTTCAATTAACTGTCTTAATTCACCATCACCTTGTACGTGCTCTTGATATAAAGCACGGAGTAATAAATCTGTTGGTTTTCCAATTAACGAACGACCAGCTTCCCAGTGTCGAATACTAGATTCGCCAACACGTAAAAGCCCCGCAAGATTTTTTTGCGATAAATTTAGCTCTTTACGAAGAAATCTTATTTCTTCACCATTGAGTTCTGGCTTATGAGTTATTAAATATAGGCCTATGGCATTATGGAGTTCATGGACAGATTGGATTGATACCAATTCGCCAAATTCCTCATCATTTTCAATAGTAAAACCATTCTGTAGCCAAATATTACTTAAGCCACATTCTTCATAGTGATACATAATTTAGCCTACTCTTAAAATGTAGTAACTACGACTGAAAGGTCACCGTTCGTGGTCTCTTTAAATGCAACTGTAGCGGTAATATATTCACCAGCAGTACGAACAGAAACATTTGCTTTACAAGTTCCACGAGCATCCAAATATGGTCCCTCAGTGATGTCTCCATGCTCAAAACAGCAAATAATTTGCTTCATAGAGATACAGCGTTCTTTCATTCTTTCTTTTGCATGTGCAGTTAACTTGATTTTGCTAGTATCTCTAGCAAATGCTCTAAGTTTTTGTTTAGCTTCAGTTAATGTTAAACACATACAAGCAAACACCAAGGTTCTCAAAAGAGTAAAAGAATGCTGAACCGTCAAATATTGACGGTAAGGTGATTATTCATCATTTGATAATCACGCGCAATACCTTAAAGGTAATTTTCTGTCAATCCAGATCAAGTATTTTGTAACATCGACTGCGTTATTTTGAGTCGCGTTTAAGAGCAACTGCTTAATTGTTTGACGTTTTGATCAAATTGGGCTTTTCAGCCCCTGGCAATACCCAATTTGGTCACTTACCTTTGCTTTTGGAAGAAATCTTTTTAAACGCTTCATCCAGAAACAGGTTATCCAAAGCAAAAATACAGTCATTAAAAATATGAGCAGCCACAGGCAAATCATTATGCTCAGCATAGACATTGATTGCATGCTGGTCTAATGATAACGGGATGCTCTGCTCGTACCGTCTGGATCTGCATATAGTGCTAAATGCCGAAAGAATGGATTCAGCCGCATAAGAATATTCTGGCGGATCCGGAATGTGGCCACCTAAGAACTTGATTTGTTCGATTTCGTGCGGCGTTTTCGACGCATACGTTTTTTGGTATTTGTAGAGCTCGATGACTTTCCCAGAATTAAAGCCTTGTCCTTGTCGGCTTCTTCCTGAATCTTCTGGGCCTGCTCTTTAATGAATAACCAGATTGAAATACCAATGTCACCTTGATTGAGAAGTTTTGAGGCATTCTCAGGGGTATATGGTTTTTCCGATTCAACTGGCTGACCGTCTACAACTTCTGAAAAAACTATCCCCTTCCAATCTTCAATCAGGTGAGCAGCACATGCATCCAGTAATAATTCATGATATAGCTTGGCATTTTCATCTTTTACCATCACATCATAGCCTTTGGATGTGATTTGGTTTCCTGCCTTCTCTAGTGCAACTTGAAAGGGCTTATAACCAATTCCCCGGATTTTAAACTCTGCATGTCCACCTTCAGTTTCAAAAGTGCACCACTGAGCAACATCTGAGCTTTTAATAATTCCGACTTTTAAAGCCATAGCAACCTCTGAAATTTTTGAAATAAAAAAGCCCATGGGATTCCATAGGCTTTGTTACTGATTAAGCTGATTACACAAGAGCACGTACAATCGTTGGAGCTGTACGAACTTGAGCAAAGTTGATGTCTACAGTAATGATGTCATCACCACCACCATCCGGGTGATTGGCTTCCATCACTTCTAATTGAGGGAAGTTAAACGAGTATTTACTGCCTTTGCTGTCTTTAATATCGAAAGTCAATGTAAATACATCTCGGGTTTTAATGGCATCAATCCACCCTGCCGCAGTTGCCGAGAACATGAAGGAAGCATTTGCTTCGATATCCATCATCTTTTCAATGTAGAACTCTGGTGTGTATTTGCCTGAGCCGATACAACGGATTGCTTCAAGGTTGTTATTAATTGAAAGCGTAAGCGATTGCATGCACGCTTTACCTTGAATTGATTGACCATTAATAAGCAAGTTTTCCACGTTTGGCATACTGACCAATGGACGGGTTGAAGCCGCTATAGGATTAGTGACAGGATTGACTTGCTGACGGGTAAATGAGCTACCAACAAGTCCAAAGTTACCTGTGATTTTCCCAGTTGTTTGAATGGTGATTTCACCGGTATTTACCTGCACACCACGGTAGATAAACACCTGCCCAATATCTTCAAAAACTTTAACCAGCGTTAATGACTTACGTACGGTACCACCAATGGTTAAGCTGTTTGCTGCCCAGTTATTGAAAGCTAAAGCACTTAAGAATAAATCAAAGGTACCAAGTGACAATTCAAACTCTAACTGACCAGCTACTTCAGCTTCTGTGACCACACCGCCTTGACGGTAGCGTGAATCCACCACTTCACTGCTTTCTTCAGTTGAGACGTTTTCAGATAAACCATCACTGACACGGCGAACGGTGTACCAAACTGGATTTGCCGGGGTCGTTCCTAAAACTGCTTCTTCACAAGCATATAATCGAATTTTTGCGCCTGAACTCATTTATAGTTCTCCAAAATTTAGGCATAAAAAAACCCGCTTCATCAGCGGGCAGTTATAAAAAATGGGAGTAAAAAAACCGCTAAATTTGCGGTTTTTTAAGGTGTTGCATCGGTATCTGATACTTCCGGCGGTTCCACACCATTCATGGCTGCAGCTACTGCCTGAGATAAGTTAGTAGGCTGGAACTCAACTGGTGTTTCACTCAATATTTCTTCAGGCACGGGTTCAGGCTCTTCATGTAAACGGATATCAATCCAGCGACCTTCTGGAATATCGAACGGATTGTCGTGATCAGCTACGATAGCTGCTTTTTCAACATCAAACTTTCGTTTGTAAGTTTTAATTGAAATATCACCATTTTCTAAAGTTGAGTATTCAACAGCTACGACTGTATTACCGTTAGCGTCCTTAGGAACCTCGATATACCAGCCTTCCTGAGCGAAACCTAAAGAACCTTTCAATAAGTAATCACCGACATCTAATTTTTCAAAATGGATAGGCTGTTTGTTTGCTTCATCATTTAATTCAATAGATTCTGCAAAAAGCTTAACAATTGGTGAGGCTGATTTAACAAAACCATTTGCATCAACTGTAGTGTTAGCAGTAGTCCGATATTCCCCCCATTGGGTCCACACATTATCGGCTGTTCTTGATCTAAAGTAATGCCTTTGATTAATTACATTTTTCCATTCTTGTCGTGCAAAAAATGAAACTGGATTGTATTCATTTATTTGTACATATCCTGCAGTACCACTAGGAGGAGCATTTGGATTACTTGCATTACTTGCTGAGAAGTTACCCGTGTTAATCACAGTATCCATATCACTGGATGTGCTCAATGTTGAGGCAATGCCGACACCAAAGTCCCCTACCTTTACAACCCTACCTAAGGTTTTATCAAAACTTCCAGCTGTCAATGTTCCTGTCGCTGCACTACCCAACCCGGTTACTTGAGTCCAATCAGGTGTCAAATTTGGAATACCCGAAGCAAAAGGCAGCATAAATTGCCGCTTACCTTGAGCTGAGTTATAGGGATAAGGCCGATGATCCCAAGAATATTTAAAGACTAGATTTGCCATTATGCAGTCACCCCGTCAATTACCTGAAAAGTCAGAGTCTCAGTGTGTTGAGTCACACCACCCACGACGGCTTTGATATCCATCTGACACAAGCCTAAAGGCCATGTAGCAGTGCTTGTTCCTGATTTAATATTGAGCCAGCCTTTCTGAGTGCTTTGACTTAACGCTGCACAAGTCAACGTTGCTACGGCGGTTCCGTCCAGAGTTTTAACTTGCGAAGTAAAGGTATACCCCGTTAAATCGATCGCTCGACGTACATCATTAGCTGGATATTGCAGTGCATCATCCATATCAACGAGCTGCAGATTTAAGTTGAATGTGTCACCACGCTTAAAAACATGATTGCTCATAAGTGTTTCCTTTAGACATAAAAAAACCACCTTTGAGGTGGTAGTGAATAAGACATAAAAAACCGCTTGTTAGCGGTCATTTAATTAAAATATTTTTAGGTTTGTAATCTATATCTACTAAAACTCCAATAACAATATTTTTTTTAGGACCTTCAATTGATTGCTCATCAACCAAATCAATATAAATAGTTTGTACAGCTAAGTTGTTTTCTGATTGCCATTTATCAACTTCCTCACCTACTACCTGAGCAATTCTAGTTTCTAATTTCTTTTTCTTTACTTCAATTTCTTGAAGCATTTTAATGTATTCGTTCATAAAACATTTGACCTAAAGATTGATTAAAAAGAAGAATAGTTACTATATCTCCGCAACTAGAGTAATTATTATCAAAACCAGCATAATAAATACGCATCAATTCAGAAACTATTTTACTTTCTTTTATACACCTACCTTAATTTACAAAATTTCTAAATGATACTTTTCAGTTACCATTTTGATTTTGATTCCTTTGTAGTATCTAATCATTGGATCCTTACTATCTTTGGTTAATCTGTCTTGAAATTTTTCATTTTCCATTAAAGCCGCATAGTCTTTATAACCAATGATGACCTTTTTAGGATTTTTACCATTACTCTTAAAATCATCAATCAGGTTATTCAGTTCTTTTAATTTCATTTTCACATCACCAATTTACATACAAATAAAGATTTACCGATTAAATATGACAAAAGTTTTATTTTAAAATTAAAAAAAATCTTTTAGCCAACCTTATACCCAATCGACACATTATACTGAATGAAGTCAGCGTCTTGCCTAACAAAAATTGACTGTCCATTTAAACATTCCAAATGTTCGATTGAGAAATATTCAAAATGTGCAAGCAATGCATCGCTTAGAACAGTTAAAGCCTTCTCCCCCGTATGTAATCGATCAAAACATTGAATCAAGATATTACCGGTTCGGCGTGTACAAGGATTATCGGCTATTCCTGAAATAAAACTCGGGCCGCCTGCAATAGTCAAACGGCACCATACTCCTTTTGTTGGCACATTAAAGCCTGGTGCATTTGGATACTGAATTCGATCCTGAGAAATACCAGTAAAAGCTTGCATACGATCGATAATAGCTTGCCTTGTCTGCTCTAAAGTCATTGCCATTTTAGCCACCGTACTTTTGAGAAATAAAGTTATACGTGAGGCCATAAATACCTTGTGGCGCTTGATCAGACCAACCGTTTTCCAAGCGCTCAGCATAAGGCTGGTTGTTCTGTATATAGACCAAATTACCCAATTTAATCTTTACAGCTTGAATAGCGGCATCCTGCACGGCGTTAGTTTCAGGTCCACGTATGCCATAGTCACCAGATCCAATCGAAACAATATGTGAAGCACGGTATGCACCAGTATCGACGGGACTTAAATTAACTAAAGATTGCACAGTATCCATAACAATATGCTTCACATGGTCTTCTGCTGCTTTAGACACATCAAGACTAAAACTAGTCGGCTTTTTCCCCTTCCATCCCATGATTTACCTCACTAGCTTCGAACATTTCAAATAGGTCTTGAGCGATTGCCTGAATTGAATAAGCTTCAAATTCCACACTAGGCTCTCGCTCACCCATTCGCCGTTTTACTATTTGCCAGATATGAACAGCTTCATGTAAAAGCAATCCGTAAACTTGAAGTAGGTCTTTATCCGCCGTATCACCAATTTGGACAATTGCATAAGCACCATCAGAAAAAGTACTAACTTGTGCATCCGCTCCCATATCCAGAAATTGATCAGCTTTATCTATATCTTCAAATAACAAATCCATGTGTAGTTGATTTCGAGCAAGCGTGTACTGCACATGTTGGAATGGTGAGATATACCACTCTGGTACATAATCTGTACTTACCATTCAACCTCCTAAATTACAGCTAATAAAAAACCCACCGAAGTGGGTTATAAGAAAAAACTTTACACATATAAAATTGATAACTTGTTTCTTTTTTTAACAATTTCATTAAATACAACAATCTTTTTATCCTGAGCTTCAAAGTGTTTTTTACTAGAACGTTCTGAAACACTCTTAGCTAGTGCTGTTTCAATTTCTTTAAACTCTTGAAACTCTTTATATGCTCTAACCTCTTCACTAAAGTGCAACCAAAAAAAAGGTAAAAGCTTTTGTATTTCTTGTACTTTAAAAAGAAAATCTTCTGACACTGCATCTTTTGCATTTATCTCAGCTTTTTTAGCTGCCAAACTATTTAGTTTTTGATAAAACAAATCCTGTTTTTTAAAAAATTCATCATTATCTAATATGTAGA